TGGCTTCTGTGATATCCAAACCACGGTGATAGTCTGTAACTGTATCCAGCCCCTTTTTCTGGTTATTGAAGACCATGAAGATATCACCAAAGGCTAGATAACGTCCATACTGGGCGTTGTTTGGTCCAACTAGATTTTGTTCAGCTAATCGTTTGGCTTTTTGGCGATCTCCGTCTTCAAGAGCCTTACGAATTTCTGCTAAAATTTTATAACGTTCCTGATAGTTTCCTCCGTTATAGTCGGTACTGTCGGGACGCGGACCACCTGACCAAAGAGTTTTTTCGTTGTATTGGATTCTCTCCTCGCCGATGAGACCAAAAACCTTAGCACCCATTTCACCATTCCCAACTGGGAGTGCTTGTTTTTCCCAGCCATCATAGGAAGGAGCTGTTGGTCGATCATAGTTTAGCTGATAGTTGCTTTGTTCTGTCACAGGTAGTTCTTGTTTTTCGGTTTCCTTATTTTCATTAGGTTTTACAATAGCTTCAGTACTGGCTTGGTTAGTTGTAGCAGAAGTAACATCAGCCTCAGCGGGTTTGCTTTCAGAAGAACTATTATTAGCTAGAACTAATGCTATTGGTCATTATGACTAGAAGTCTTATTAGACTTGATAATACTGTTAGAGCTAGTCTTAATAACGATTGTATGATTAATCGTCATGACGAACGTCAATGAGATGATAATGATGATGCTATGACTGAAACTGATAGTGATATAACTAGAGGTTATGGAGATTATAATGAAAGGTTATAGAGAGTATAACTAGAGGTTATAATGCTGGAACTAGAGATTATGATAGTATAACGAGAAGTTATAGGAGGTATAACGAAAAGTTATAGGAGATGAGGAAAGAGAGATTGGACAGTAGGTTTAGATTGATTATTAGAAGTGTTATTAGGAGGATGAAGAGGATTAGGAAGAATACCAGCAGGACTAGTCTCTTCAGCATCACCATCTCCACACTCATCTCCACATTCACCACTACCAAACTCACCCTCATCTCCACATTCAACCTCAATTTAACCCTATTTGAACCACATCCAACTCCACCATCTCATTCTCCACGAACTCCACATTCACCACTTTCATCTCCACATACTCTTTCTCCACATTCAATACCTCTAGTCACCTCTAATTTCACCTCTATAACTTTTTATTATAAGAGTAAATCTCCATGACCAATATCACTAACAATATCATTAACAATATCAGTAATCACTAGTTCTATCTCCATTAGTTTCGTCATGACGAATATCATTAAGATTATCATCATGACGAGCTAGATTAGTAATGCTAATCCGAAGAACTTGTGAAACAAGTTCTGAAGCCTCACTAATTCCTATACTACTAGTATCACTAGTAGTATAAGTATGACTAACTCTAATTGTTAATAACTGTAATTATAACTAAATTAATATATAGCTAAATTCATGGGTAGACCCCCCGTGGAGGATGGATGATGAAATAACTAGCTAATATTCAGTAAGTTAAACATTACTACACCTGTATTTTAAACTAGCGTTATGCTATTGCAAGCTAGCTTGCTAGCATAGCTAGTTTAAAATATAGTAGGATGTTTGACATTACCAAATTTAGCTTGATTATTTTATCATTCATTAACATGGAGGTTTATCCATGACTATTAGCATTATTAATATTAGTATAGCTAAGCTCAACATCATGGGTTATTCGGTGGCTACTGTTGCAAGCAACAGCAGCCATAAGCTTACTAGCTTAACTAGTCTTACTAGTACCATCAGGCTCAATAGGAGATTCTCCACGAACTCCACTTTGAGTTAGAGCAGTATTAATACCACGAGCGATACTTTTTAATTCACCATTAATAACAATTCTAAGTTTATCAACAACGGCATGCACTTTATTAATATCATTAGCATTACCATTAGTGGTTAAATTAGTAATAGCAAGAGGAATATTAGCATCAGCTTGATAAAGTTTAGTAAGTTCAATAGAAGTAATAGAATTATCATTCTCAACTTCAATAGTAGTAATAATACGATGTACTTTCATGATGTTTAATATTAGGACAAGACTTATCAGAACTTACAGCTAGTTTATGATTGACAAGTCTTATCAGACTGTTAAGTTCGTTTGCTGCAATCTATTTAATGTTGATAATGAGCATTTCCATGTTGAACACTAGCAACAGCATCAACAAAACTATTGTTGATAACATCAGTGCTACCAACCCGAAGGTCAGTAGCACCATGTTCATTAGAATGGCAAATCGTCATCATTCATTGCAGTAGCAACAAAACTAGCCGCTTTAGCTTTAGCCTCACGCTTGGCAGCAATGGCAGCACGAGCATCCTCCATAATCTGCTTGACAAGTACATTATATGCACCAACAAGAACAGGGTCAGCAGGCTGTTCGATACCTACAATATGATATACATATCGGTCATAATCCACAACATTGTAAAGATTGTCTTTACGAGTAAATGGATTACGGTCTTGTACACCAGCAGGTACAAACTGGCAAAGAACTTTGGCAGCAACACCAGTCAGATACATACTAGCAAAGCCAGCTTCAGCAGCTTCACCAACATAGTTGACAAATCTACCGTAGAACTTGTCTTTGCGCATTACAAGCAGTATCTGATTGAATGGCATCTGAATAGCACCAAGCATACCCATTCGATGTGTACCATCAGGCATACTTTGAGCACCTTTGACAGGACTAGCAATAGTAACAAACGCATTGAGATAAGATTTGCCATTACGACCTGTACGTTCTTGACAATCAATATTAGTAATGACAGTAGTCATTACATAACTATGACCATCAGTACAGATGCGTCTAACAACATCATCAATGGTTTCCACTTGCGCAGAACTTTGGTTATCTGTATCAACAGTAGGTTGAACAGGTTGGTTAACACTCTCAGGAGCAGCAGCAGCACCTTGTGCAGCTTGTGATAAATCTTTAACGTCTGGCATGACTATTAAGTATTTAATTACGCTAATCAGTAGCATTACTGACAGTTGTTTTCGTTTCAACTGCAAAGTATTTAATGTTGATAATGAGTAGCATCATCTAGTAGAGATTAATCTCTACTAAGATAACTAACAATAGCCGATAGTATTCCAAATACAACAGCAGTAATCTGTTCATCACTAGTTGGCTCTACTTTCAATGCTAGTATGATAGCTGGCATCATCAGTATGATTGCAACTAACAACAATGGTTTGTTTGTTTTCATAATGATTGGTATTAATAGTTAGTAATGTAATGAGATGAATAATCTCAATGTATTTAATGTTGATAATGAGAGCGAGAACTTTACTTTCTCCTAGAACTTGACGGGGGTAGTCAAGACGAGTTTAATGACCCACCCCTTATACTCACTAGCCTCACCAAAACATTAATATACATTATTTTCACTCTAATTATTACCATTACTATCATTTTCACTATAACTCTCATTATAACTTTTCATTTCATTTTCATTATCGTTACCTTTATTACCTTTATCTTCATTATTTCCATTATCTTCGCCCTCATCTTTATAATTATCATCATTTTTATCATCGCATTTAACTCAGTCTTCACTAATATCTATAACTTCAGTTGCATATAAATCTTTATTAGAAATTTTGTTCCAATCGATTTCTTTGGGATTTGCTTGTGGTTGAGTTGGTGCATTACCCCACACGCGTGAGATAGGCATACCATTTAAATCTGTAACGCTTTTTTCTTGGATGGGGCTGCCATTTTCGGAATAACGTATATTTTCAGTGGTAATTGTTTCTTTTTTGTAATCTGTGGTTTTTATGGAAATGAGTCTACCATTTTCATAGTTTGTTATTACCTCAGAAATAGGTTTAAATTTTTCATTGAATTCAGTCTCTTTTTGAGTTTCTAATTTTCCATTTTTATCTTGTATTTCTAATTTTTTTAGATATATAGATCCATTCACATCTTTTGGATGCCCATAAGAATACTCAGAAAAATACTTACCATCTTTCTCATATTGAATTTCAGAATCAATCGAAGAGTTAGCCTTATTATGCATTGGACCTGAAACTGGTTTTATTGCACTACCCACATTAACAGTGGGAATATCCATATATGTATAACGAGAAGGCTCACCTAATCTTTTCGCAATCCTGCTTTCAATTTCCGTAGCATACTCCTCTCTATTATTTCTCATATTCAATTTTCTGTCATCAAATGTAGGTTTGC